AGCCATTTTCCATGGCCTTGAGATGTCTAGGAAATCCTGGGCGTATCACCGGATCAACGGCGGCGACCCTAACAACCCTGTCGTCGCCGGCATCGCGCTTAGTGCATACCCGGGCGGGTCGGACTTCGTAGTCCAGTCGGATCGCTTCGCCATCACGACACCAACCGCGGGCTACGGTGCTCGCAAGTTTCCCTTCGTGGTAGGGACCGTGGGTGGCCTGAGCACGGTGGGCATCACTGGGCAATTGCTGGTAGACGGCTCGATCACCGCGAACAAGCTGACAGTGAACTCGCTAGCCGCCATCACCGCCAACATGGGAACCGTCAACGGCGGCACGTTCAAGACGCACACGCTCGATGTCAACGGCAATATCGTCGACGCGCACGAGTTCCGCGTCGAGTTGTCCAACGTCGGCGCTTGGCCCATTTGGGTCGGGGCAGGAGACAAGAACGAGAACAACGCCGTCTTCTGGGTTGATCGCTCGGGCAACGCAGGCTTCAAAGGCCGCGTGTCCGCGCCAAACATCGTCGGCAACTTCAATCGCTTGGCCCCCGTAGATTGGACTGGCTCGGTGTCGATGAATAACACCACGGGAATCGTCAACTTCACACTCCCGGCGCCTGTGCTACTAGGCGAGTCGCACACGCCGCTGATCGTACTCAGTGCAGGCGTGGACCATGCGTCGTCAGACAACGGGCGTGCATTCATTTACATCCAAAAGCTAGTTGGTGCGGCCTGGGTGACGGTGGATACCTACTTCATCATTCAAGGCTCGGGCCACAAGTTCAACCATGCGCTCAATTACGTCGGAGACCCGACAACGGCGGAAGCCACCTACCGTGTGGCCATCGCCGATTCTTCGCGCGGTGACCGCCTGATCATCACAAAGGTCCGTGGATTCATCCAAGGACTCCGATAACGAGGAACTAATGGCAGAAACACCAGGCTACGTTTCCAATGCAAAGCTCGCGGAACGCATCTCGGCATTGGTAGATCGCTGGAACACGCGCGAGGGCCAGATGATCGCGCTCCTCACTCAACCCCAAGGAGCTGTAACGGTCACTGACGGCCTCGGCAAGGATCACGTCCTGCCTTCCTTCCTCCAGCTCTCCAAGGATGTCTCAGAGTTGGTGGATGAACTAACGGGCGCCGTTAGCGGCGCTTCCGAGTTTGCCAATATGGCCCGGCTGTACGCTGAGGGCGCGCAGGCCTCCGCCAACGATGCACAAACGAGTGCCGAAGACGCAGCTCAGCAACTCGCAGACGCGACCGACCAAGCAGAAGCGTCAGCTGCAAGTGCAACGGCAAGTGCCGCAAGCGCGTCTGCGTCGGAGTCGAGCAACCAATCGGCCGGACTGCATGATAGCGCCGCTTCCGCAAGCGCAGCCGATGCTGACGCTGACGCGATCCAAGCAGCGAACTCCAAGGCCCAGGCCGTGGCTTCCGCAAGCGCAGCCGCGTCAAGTGAAGCGCAGGCCGCGTCCTACGCACACCAGGCGGAAGATTGGAGCGACCACGCGCAGTCGTGGGCGAACGCCCCGGCTGGAACTGAGATTGAGCCAGGGGCCTTTTCAGCTAAGCACTGGTCCGAGCAGGCCAAAGCATCCCTTACGGGCACGCTGGTCTATCGAGGCGGCTGGGACGCCGGTACCGGGTCGTTCCCATCGGGCGGTAACACTGGCGCGTTTTACAAAGTCACTACGGGCGGCTCCATTGGCGGTCGCCAGTACAACCCCGGCGACCAGATCGTCCATAACGGCTCCGGCTGGGACCACATCGACAACACCGAGCAGGTCACCTCAGTGGCAGGCAAGTCCGGAGCGGTCCAGCTGGTACCGAGCGACATCTCCGGCCTGGGCACTTTAGCTACACGCGACAGCGTGGATTTCAGCAGTCATGTCACAAACAAGCCAGCTTCATACCCTCCGAGCGGACACATGCACACGAAGGGCGACGTTGGGCTTTCTAACGTGGACAACACATCCGACGCAAATAAGCCGGTGAGCAACGCTCAGCAGGCAGCGCTGGACACGAAAGCACCTATCGACAAGCCCTCCTTTACGGGCGGTGTCACCGTGCGGAATAGCTCTCTCCGGTTAAGCGGCTGGGGCGGAATCGCAAACGATGGCGTGGTTTATTTCGGAGCAAGCGATAGCTGGCTCTTCAAGCAGGGAGACGCCTTCAGGTTCCAAATTGAAGGCAAGTTCAACGCATCCCTGGACTCCTCGGGAACCGTGTGGACATCTGGCAACTTCAATCCTGCCTCCAAGGTGGATATGGGCGGGCAGCCGCGCTTCGCCGGCGTTTTTGTCGGCGCCAACAACGATCAATACTTTTACGCCGAAGATGCCAATCAGAGCGTCGTACTGCGCTTCGGCTATGGCACGTCTTTCAAGTATGCCAAGTGGAATGGCGTCACTGGCGCCTTCACCGCGCCCCATTTAATTGCGGGTGGCTCCGGCAACGGAGCTTACGTACAGATTGGCGACGACGTGCGCCTAGTTGACATCGGTAGAAGCCACACCACGGCTATTCAAAGCACGGCTAACGGGAACATCGGATTTCTGCAGTTCGGAACGGGACCGACAATCGGTTGGGACGGCACCACCCTGCAGGCGGCGGGACAGGAACTCAAGCATGCCGGCAACACCGGATACTACGGCGTGAGTGGGCGGCAGCATAGTGACTGGAACACTTGTGTCACTCAGGGAATCTGGATGGCTGTAGGCGCTACCAACTCTCCCGACAACTCAGATTGGTGGCTCGGCCACGTAACCGTCCACAACGGTGATTGGGTGCAGCAGGAGGTCATCAACTTCACATCAAATCCGCCCAAGCAATTTCGCCGCCAAAGGCAGGGCGGCAGCTGGGGCGCCTGTCAGCAATGCGGCATGGTCATCGTATCGACGACAGATCCTGGCGGCGCCGATGGTGTCCTTTGGATTCAGCCGTAATGAGTGGCTGGCTTATCAAATGGGGCGGCGCGTATCGGAAGCCCTGGATCGTGCGCCTGAAATGGGGTGGCACGTGGATCAACCCAGCTGCCGTCCGCCTTCGGTGGGGTGGTGGCTGGGTGACCATCTACACCGCATACACCTCACTCTCAAGCAACGCCACTGGGAGCTCCGCCCAGTACAACAACGGAAACAGTCGCACACCTATGACCCGGCAGTTGGGGGCACGCGCAAGCATCTACACCGCAGGCGGAAACGGAAACCTCACCTATTCCTGGTTCGTGAGCGGCTCCAGCCAAGTGTCGAATGTATCGATCGGCCCATCTGGGCCGCACTGCGATGTAAGCGTCACCGCCACGATGAATCAAACCGGAAGCGTAACCGTGGGGTGCACTGTCAGTGACGGACAGAGCAGCACTACCGCCTACGCGACGAATTACTACGACTACTTCAACACTGTGTAAGGAACCCTTGAACAAAGAAGAACTTACGCTCCTCGGCACCCTCGGTGCTGTCGGAGCGCTGATCGGCATCGCAAAATTGCTTGTCTCCGACGAACCCCTCAAGCCCCGCCAGGTGATTGGTCGTGCCCTTCTACACGCCGGCCTCGGGGTGGCGTCGGCCGGCATCCTGGTACTGATCCCTGGCCTGGGCACCGCAGCAATCGTTGGCATCGCGTGCGTATTCTCCTCGCTCGGCACCTCCGCACTAGAGGCAGCCTTCAACAAGTACCTGAAGAAATGAGCAAGGCCAGCAAGGATTCGATGGAACGCCTTCATGGCGCCATCGCAGACAAGCTGAGCGACACCATCCGGAATATGGAGGCCGGCGACAAAGGGCTGGCCGCGCTGCTTAATGTGGCCCGCCAGTTCCTAAAGGACAACGGCATCGACTCCGTGGCGACCGAGACTAACCCGGTTGGCAAGGTCGCCGATGCAGTCTCGAAGCATCCCTTCGATCCCGCCGAGAGCCTGAAGCACCACTGATGGAAGCGTCAGGGATCACTTCCCTGCACGTCATTCACCCCTGGGAGGACTTCCGCAACTTCGCGTTCGACCTCTGGACGCACCTGGCCCTGCCCTCGCCAACGCCCGTGCAGTACGACATCTGTTCGTACCTGCAGCACGGGCCAAGGCGTCGAATGGTCCAGGCGTTCCGAGGCGTGGGCAAGTCGTTCCTCACAGCAGGATACGTGTGCTGGCTTCTATGGAAAGATCCGCAACACAAAATCATGGTCGTATCGGCGAGCAAGGAACGCGCTGACGCGTTCTCGGTGTTCGTCAAGCAGATCATCGAAACCTTCGAGCCGCTTTCGCACCTGCGCCCTCGCAGCGACCAGCGCAACTCCAACCTTGCCTTCGACGTTGGCCCTGCCCTCCCTGACCAATCGCCTTCGGTGAAGTCGGTGGGCATCACGGGCCAGCTGACCGGCTCGCGCGCTAACACGATTATTCCCGATGACATCGAGGTCGTGAAGAACTCGCAGACCATCGTGCAGCGGGAGAAGCTCGCAGAACTCATCAAGGAGTTCGATGCGGTACTGAAGCCAGGTGGACAGGTGATCTACCTCGGCACGCCACAGACCGAAGAGTCGCTCTACAACAAGCTGCCGGAACGCGGGTACGACATCCGCATTTGGCCCGCGCGCTTTCCAAAGAACATGAAGCAGCGCGTCGCATACGGCGCCATGCTCGCTCCAGTGATCGCGGCGGCGTTCGACGACAATCAGGCCCTCGCCTGGACGCCGACCGACTCCAGGCGCTTCGACGAGAAGGACCTGATGGAGCGCGAAGCGTCCTACGGACGTGCTGGTTTCGCTCTGCAGTTCATGCTGGACACCACGCTGTCTGACGCCGAGAAGTATCCGCTCAAGCTGTCGGACTTCATCGTCATGGACGTTGACCGCGAGGTCGCGCCGATCCGCGTCGTGTGATCCTCCGGTAAACAGCATGTAGTCGAGGAATTGCCCTCCGTGGGCTTCTCGGGCGACCGCTGGCACCAGCCGATGTACGTGGCTCCCGAAATGGAAGAGTTCACTGGATCGCTGATGACCGTCGATCCGTCCGGACGGGGCGGCGACGAGACAGGCTTCTGCGTCACCAAAGTGCTGCGCGGCATGATTTACCTGCGCCGCTCGGGCGGCTTCAAGGGCGGATACGAGGACTCCACGCTGGAGGGCTTAGCGCACATTGCGCGCGCAGAGAAGGTCCAGCTAATCCTTGTCGAATCAAACTTCGGCGACGGCATGTTCAACAAGCTGTTCGAGCCGGTTCTTAAGCGGATCTACCCGTGCTCCGTCGAGGAAATCAAGCACTCAACGCAGAAGGAGCGCCGAATCTGCGACACCATCGAGCCGGTTTTGAACCAGCATCGCCTGGTCGTGGACAAGGCCGTGATCCGCGCCGATGCGGACACCGAAAACCATCACTACCAACTATTCCACCAACTCTCCCGAATGACCCGCGACCGCGGCGCCGTCAAGCACGACGACCGCGTGGAACCACTCGCCATGGCGCTCGCGTACTGGGCCGACCAGCTCGCACGCAATGTCGAGGACGAAGAGTAGCGGCGCATGGAGGAACTCCAAGAGCAGGACTACCTCGACTTCATCCAATCGGTCACTGGCCGTGCGGTGGACGAGGCGAACTTTTACGACAACTACTAACAAAGGTGTCAACGCCGATTTAAATCTGACCCACTTTTCGTTGGATCGCCGA